GGATCGAGAACGGTCAGGGCATCGCCCGCATCCGGCTATCCGAGCGCGACGCTGTCGGCGACATCTGGCGCGACATCGAGGCTGGGCACATCCGCGCGGTCTCCATCGGCTACCAGGTCCACCGCTTCGAGATCTCGAAGCCTGACGGCCAGCGCGAGCTCTGGCGCGCGGTCGACTGGACCCCGTTCGAGATCTCCGCCGTGCCCGTGGGCGCCGATCCCGCCGCCGGCTTCCGCGCCAAGGGCGAACATCACGACTGCGTCCTCCACCGCCGGGACGCCCCCACCAGCGAAGGAGCATCCCCGATGACGGACAAGACCCAGACCGCGGCCGAGACGGCCGAGCAGAAGAGCGAAACCGCAGTGCCCGAGGAGACGAGCATGACCGACGACAAGACCAGCGCTGCCGAACCGCAGACCCGCGCCGCCGACACGAAGCCCAAGGCGACGAAGCCTGCGCCCGACCCGGCGCCCGAGGATCGCGCTCGCAGCGTCGATACCGACGCGCTGGTCAGCGAAGCCCGCGCGCAGGAGCGCGAGCGCGTCTCCACGATCCACGGCCTCGCCGACAAGCTGCATCTCGAGCGCGGCTTCGCCGACGACCTGATCAAGCGCGGCGTCTCCATCGACGAGGCGCGCCGGCTGATCCTCGACCAGGTCGCGGCGAAGGCGGACGAGACCCGGACCTTCCCCCATGTCTCGATCCCGCTCGGCGGGCGCGACGCCACGGTCACGCGGCGCGAGGCGATCTCGAATGCGCTCCTGCACCGCTACAGCCCGACGCTCTTCCCGCTGGAGGACGCGGCACGGGAATACCGCGGCATGACGCTGATGGAACTCGCTCGCGAAAGCCTGGAGACGGCGGGCGCCAGCACCCGGGGCCTGTCGCGGGACGAGGTGGCGACGCGCGCGCTGCACTCGACCTCGGACTTCCCCGAGATCCTCGCCGCCGTCACCAACAAGACGCTGCGCCAGGCCTACGAAGCCTATCCGCGGACCTTCCCGCTCTTCTGCCGGCAGGTGCTGGCGACCGACTTCAAGGCGATGCACCGCGTCCAGCTGGGCGAGGCGCCGCAGCTCCTGAAGGTCGGCGAGAGCGGCGAGTTCAAGCGCGGCACGCTCGGCGAGAGCAAGGAGAGCTACCGCATCGAGACCTACGGCCGCGTCGTCGCGATCACCCGGCAGGTGCTGATCAACGACGATCTCGACGCCTTCACGCGGATCCCGGCGATGTACGGCAACTCGATCGCTCAGCTGGAAAGCGACGTGGTCTGGGACATCGTGACGTCGAACCCGGCCATGGCGGACGGCACTGCGCTGTTCCATTCGACCCACAAGAACCTCGCCGGCGGCGGCGCGGCGCTCGGGGTGGACAGCGTGGGCCTCGCGCGGGCGGCGATGCGCAAGCAGACCGGGCTCGACAAGAAGACGGTGCTGAACATCCGGCCCGCCTTCCTGATCGTGCCGGCGGCGCTGGAGCTGAAGGCCGAGCAGCTGGTCGCCCAGAACCTCGTGCCCGCCCAGAGCGGCAACGTGGTGCCCCAGTCGATCCGGACGCTCTCGCCCATCGCCGAGCCCCGGCTCGATGCGGCGAGCGAGACCGCCTGGTATCTGGCCGCCAGCCCCAACCAGATCGACACGATCGAGTACGCCTATCTCGAGGGCCAGCAGGGCGCCTACATCGAGACCCGCAACGGCTTCGACGTCGACGGCGTCGAGATCAAGTGCCGTCTCGACTTCGGCGCCAAGGCCATCGACTGGCGCGGCCTCTACAAGAACCCCGGCGCGTGAGCCGGTCCACCCCCTGAACCCTGATCCCTGACGCATGGGCGGTCCCCATGGGCCGCCCGTCGTCGTTTCGCGAAAGGAATGCGCGATGAAGAACTACGTCCAGCCCGGCAGCACCCTCACTCTGACCGCGCCCTATGCCGTGACTTCCGGTGACGGCCTGCTCGTCGGCGCCATCTTCGGCGTGGCGGCCGGCGATGCCGCGAGCGGCGCCACCGTCGAGGGCGCACTCACAGGCGTCTTCGACCTCACCAAGATCGGCTCGCAGGCCTGGACCGTCGGCGCCAAGGTCTACTGGGACGACACCAACAAGCGCTGCACCACGGTCGCAACCGACAACACCCTCATCGGCGTCGCCGTCGAGGCGGTCGCTGGCGGCGCGGGCGACACCATCGGCCGGGTGCGCCTGAACGCGGCGTTCTGATGACCGCCTTCGCCGCCGCCCTCGATGCGCTCTTCGCCGACGCGCATCTGGCGCGCGACGTCATCTACACCGCCGAGGGCGGCGCGCCGGTGCTGGTCCGCGCGATCCTGCGGCGGCCGGACGACGTGACCGGCTTCGGAGAGGCGCGCATCTGGTCGGAGACCACCCGGCTGGACCTGCGCCTCGCCGAGGTGGCCACCCCGCGTCCCGGCGACCGCATCGAGATCGACGGCGAGGCCTTCCTCGTTCAGGGCGAGCCCGTCCGCGACCGCGAGCGGCTCGTCTGGACCGTGGATCTGCGCCCAGCATGAAGCTGAAACTCGACATCACGCCCGATCTCGTCGCCGCCATGGCCGCGGAGGTGAAGGCCGGAGAGAAGGCCGTGACCGCCGCCATGCGTGAGGCCGGGACCGGGCTCAAGACCGCCTGGCGCGGGCAGATCACCGGGGCGGGGCTCGGACGGCGGCTGGCGAACTCGATCCGGAGCCAGACCTACCCGAAGGTCGGCGAAAGCCTGAATGCCGCGGCGCTGGTCTGGTCCAAGGCGCCGGTCATCATCGGCGCCCACGACACCGGCCCGCTGATCCGCTCGAAAGAGGGGTTCTGGCTGGCGATCCCGACCGAGGCCGCCGAGCGTGGCCTCCGAGGTGCCAAGCTCACCCCCGGCGAATGGGAGCGCCGCCGCGGCCTGCGCCTGCGGTTTGTCTATCGCCGGAGAGGTCCGAGCCTGCTTGTCGCCGACCGCGCCCGAATCAACAACCGCGGCCAGGCGGTCGCCTCGCGCGCGAAGACTGGCCGCAATCAGGTCACCGCGCCGATCTTCCTGCTGGTCCCGCAGGTCAAGCTGCCAAAGCGGCTGGAACTCGCGCGGGATGCAGACCGGGCGCTCGACAGTGTGCCGGGTTTGATCGTCGCGAACTGGGTAGAGGGGCGGATGTAGCGCTTCTCAGGGCCTAAGCGCATCAAGGTGCGAGTTGAGCGAGATGAAGTTGGAACATGCGTCACGAAGTTCCCGTGCCGCGTGGTCCCAAAATACAACGTCGACCTGGAAACCATCCCCAATGAGCGCTTCTACAGTCGGGACGTAGTCGGAGTCTCCTGAGACGATGGTGAAAACGTCGCCGGGAGACGCGTTGCGGTACGCGTCCCTTGTCATCTCAGTGACGATTCCGGTGTCGATCTTCTTTTCCTTGTTCGCTGCGTTTCTGTCGTGGGTGACCACCTCGAAACCCGCACGCTTCGCTATGTCCCAGATGGCGTCGTTCTCCGGCGGTCTGGATCCAAATAACATGGCTCGGGCTGTCTCCTGACGGTCAGTCCCCGCAATGAACTGGTAGAGCTTGCCGAAGCTGATCCTGTAGCCGGTGTCGATGATCCGATTGGTCATGGCGTCATAAATGTCGAGCGCCATCCCTTGTTGAACTGCGCTGACCCTCTGACCTTCGATGAAGACGTTTGAGTTATCGACGTAGATCCAATCCGCCATTCTCAGAAAACCTCCCCATGATCCCCGGCGACTCGGTCAGAAGCATCAATCCATCCAGTCGCTACTAAGGCACCATCAATAGCTAGCTACTTTCCCAATGCCCACCCCCCGCGAAACCATCCTCGCCGCGCTGCACGCGCGGCTTTCGGCGCTGCCCGCCACTGCCCTGCGCGGAGAGGTGCTGCCCGAGCGTGTCCCGGCCGAGGGGCTACTGATCCTGCGCGACGGCGAACCCGGCGAGCCCGAGGTTACCCTGTCGCCGCTGGCCTACCACTACCAGCACCGGGCCGAGATCGAGGCGGTGGTCCAAGGTGCTGCCCGTGACGCTGCCTTCGACACGCTGACCGCCAGCATCGGCGCGGCGCTCGCCGCCGACCGGACGCTGGGCGGGCTCTGCGACTGGGTGGAGGCCGAAGCCCCGCGCCCTGTGGACCTGCCGGTCGAGGGCGCCGCCAGCCTGAAGGCCGCCGTGATCCCGGTGGTCCTGCACTACACAACGGCCGACCCGCTGGCCTGATCCCGACAACCCGAGGAGAACACCATGGCACGAGCCCAGGGGGCGCGGGCGCTGATGGCGCTTGCGTTCGAGA